CGGGCTTTTGGTAGAACTCGGCCGTAGCTTGGCGGGCACGTGCGCGCAACCCTTCGAGGGCAGTGACGCGTTGGGCGAAAGATGGGTGCATGGTCGATCCTCGACTTGGGTTGCGGGTATTCGTCAGCGCTCTGGTCTTGCGACAAGGGAGAGCTGGCGAATAACTGCAGGCATGAAAAAGCCCAGTCGAAACCGGGCTGTGTTGCACTCTTAAAACGCCACCGTATGTAAGAGCAAGGCTGTGCGGGCGGGCCCATCACGATTTACTTGTGCATGGCGGAATCCTCCGTTTTGTTCGTCAGCAGGGAAGGGGTGATGCAGGTGTCCAGCGTCTGCTGGGTTGGTGTCCGCATCGGGGTGTGATTTGTCGTCCGGTCTGGGCTGCCCGACTTACTGGCTTGCGCCTCCCATATTCCTCCGCTCCGGCTTCCCATTTCTGGGCCCACCCATTGCGGGGCAAACACATCACACTCCGATAGAGCCTGCGCTTCGGCACGCAGGTGCTCGGGCAGTTAGCGACAGGCTGTCGTGGCGCTGGTTGATTCGGATTAACCGACCAGATCAAAAGAGTCAGCGCGGCGTGTCATTCTCAATTCGCCGCCTCGGCGCTCAGTTGGGCGGCGATCACGGCGAGCCATCCCGCTGTCATCAAGACCTTGCATCGTCATCACTGCGATGAGCAGCAAGCAGAGCGGGGTGATGATCTGTCGGCGCATCGCTTCGGCGACCATCGCGCCCTGGCGGTGCACGCCAAGCTTGAACATGGCGCAGGCCAATCGCTTGACCACGGTGCCCGGCGCAATGTCGAATGCTCTGGCGATCTCTTTGGCTGTCAGTCCCTGGGCAACTGACAGTACGAATTGCAGTTCCCGCGGCGCAAGGCCTCGGCCGAGGTGGCCCTTCCATGCACCGTCTACGATTGTCGATTCCATGATGTTTACTCGGTTGTTTTCCCGATGCACCCGGTTGCCCAGGTGCAGCAGTGAAAGTGTCCGTGAAACACCCAGTCTCGCTACTGGCGACGGCCTGGGGTTGTTGCGTCTGCGACTGATGGCTTGCTTGGGGCGGCCTACCGGTATTTCGGCTGATGCGCGGTGACATCGACGGCTCAACTTTCCGCTGCCTGAACAGGTGTTGGGAGCGGCCTTCAGGCTTTCCGCTCCACGCAGGTGAATCGCTCACTTGTGCATGACTGCAAATCCTCCATTTGCTTGAGGTGTGTTGTTGCACGCCGTCTTACCGAGGTCGATACGGCAACACTCAGGGAGGCTCCAGCCTTTGAGTGCGCTAACGACCTTTCCCGTCCGGCGCTATGTAGCTGTTCGTTGTTAAAGAGCGGGTCTGGCCCATAGGTCTTCGCAATTCCTGGTAAGTCGTTGCGATGGAGTTAATTTAGAAAACTAAACAGATAGCGTCAAGTTTTATTTTAGAAATCTAAACAATTAGGGCGCAGCTATATCATCCAGGTGCTTAGATATTAAGGGCTTACGCTTTCAGGATTGTTCGGGTAAGCTGGATCGTCAGCTGTATATGCATACAGTATTTTGGAGTTTTAAATGGCCCCCCAGCAAAAACTGAAGGCGCAGGAACGCAAGCCGATGTCCGGAATAGAGCGGTTAAACCTTAGAGTTTCAGGGATGATCAATCACCCAATAGCCCAGGACCGGCGGTGGGTTACGATCCATCGCTTGGGCACTGATGGCGACAGGGAGTGGGAAGAGGTGTTAGGCACGCTTTCAGATATCGACGGTATCAAAATGACGATAAATGATGAGGATGAGTCGATCACGCTGAAGTGGGAGGCGCAATCTGAGGAAGACCCTAGGGTAGAGTCGCATGACGAGTTCGTGGCGGTGGATGAGTCGGCTCTTTATGACTAACGGTCTTCTGGCTTTAGTGACCAGCCTGCGGTGTAGAGCGCGTGGGGCCTTAACACGTTTTGAGTAGGTGCTGTGTGCTCATCTATTTTCGTGTCTTCACGTCGCAGCCTTTGGGTGGGAGGGGTGATACTTTCCAAGCCTAGGCCTATTACCGGCGATGCCTTCCAGTCAGCAATCAGAGTAGCGGTAGAGGGTTTTGCCCTCTTAAGCAGGTACGCCACATCAGGAGCCCCCTTGCTTCTCGATCTGTCTTTTCTACGCTTCTTCTTGTTTTTCCGATTTAGAGGCGGGTCCAGGGAGGGAAGGGGAGATCCCGCGTAGGTGGGATGGCGGTCCAGATACTTAAATAACTGGACTGCAAGTCCAGAAAAATCCTCAGTTTTTCTAGCTGAAACCAAAACCTCATACAGGATAGCGTAGAGCCGCCACTCCCTGTAGTCAGTGAAGTCTCTGCGACTGTGTCCGGCCTTATTTATATAGCCTATGAGATTTTTCGGGAGCTTTGCGGATTTGAAATCCGAGATTCTTTGTTCAAGCAAGATGTCCATTTCTTGTATACCTGAAGCAGTAAATTTCGTAGCTAGCTCTTTTTGAGCAGGCTCATGCTTTTCGCGCATTCCAGATGAGCAGTACCTTCGCGTGAATTGTAACGTCGTCAATCCGCGCCGTCTGGTTCTCGTAATATTGATTGTCCGAGATCAGCCGGTAATGCTCTTCATCGAGGCGCATCACTCGCTTGATGTACAAATCCTGGTGCCAGGTCATCACATAAATACCCTCGCCGACGAAGTCCTTGATGCCCTTATCTACAATGACCAAGTCTTTGTCGTTGATTGTTCCTTCCATGCTCTGACCCCAGCCTGTGATCATTGCCAGAGATGCGGCCGAAGTGTAGGTCACGCCTTTTTCGCGTAGCAGCTCCTCTCGCACAACCAAGTTGCGAACGGCCTCGTTGTACTCCGGTGGCAGTTGTCCATCACCCATAGCTGCGCGAATGTCGTACTGAGGGATCAGTATCTCGTCCTGTTTTGGCTGAAGGCTTGCGTGACTCGTGGGGATGTAGGACTGGTTAGACCCCGCCGGGTGGTCAGCCTCTGCAGCCGCTGCAAGCATGGTTTCTCTTGCCTTATCGGAAAGATTTTTCCCGGCCTTTGATGCTAGTAGCTGCGCAACCAAGTCGGCAGTTGAGCCCCCTTGTTCCGAATTATCAGAAGAAGAGATCTCCGGTGCTCCACTGCCATCCGATAGCCAGTTAGGGGAACACTCCAATGCCTTGGCCAGGGAGAGCAAGTTTCTTCCCTTGGCTCCATTGGTTCCGTTCACCCAAAAGCTTACCGTCGCCTTTGATACGCCAGTGAGCCTGCTGATGTCTGTCGCGCTGAGGTTCAGAGCCTTCATGCGCGCGGATACACGATCTTTGAATTCCATATTTAGGATTCTAAACAATTCACTGTTTAGATAACTTGCCTTGTATTGTTAAGAACTCTAAACTCAGTGAGGACACCGGAGAAAAACCATGACCTACGACCAAGCACTTGAACACTTTGGCACTGGCCGTGCTATCGGCGACGCCCTTGGCGTGACTGGCAGCCGGGTATCCCAGTGCCGGACAGCGGGCGGGTTCTCCTACCCAGTGCAATGCGTACTGGAAAAAGAGTCGGGCGGAAAGCTAACCGCCAGCCGCCTCGATGACCCATCGCACCAAATAAAGAAATCCGCCGCCTAACCCAACCCACAGCAAAGCGCTATCTGGGACGTAAATCATCACCTCGTTTGCAGCTGACTGGTAGCACCTCGGATTAGCTGTAAATCCATCCAGTTGCCAAATCTCAAGCAAAAAAAAGCCGGTGGCTAGACCGGCTTCAGTACAACGTTTGCAGGAGTCATTATGAGCACCATTCCAGCATCAAGCAATACCGCCTATTCCATGCCTCCAGGCGTTGCACTGCCTACTTGTAAGGAGGCTATGTAATGGCGCGCGCACGCAACATAAAACCCGGCTTGTTCACCAACGAAGTTCTTGTGGATCTTCCGGCATTTGATCGACTGCTGTTCATTGGCCTGTGGTGCCTGGCAGACCGGGAAGGGCGGCTTGAAGACCGCGTCAAACGTATCAAGATGGAGCTGTTTCCCTGCGATAACTACGACATTGAGATGGGCCTGAATAACCTTGCGCGGTCAGGCTTCATTACGCGATACCTCTCTGAGGGTCATACGGTCATCGAGGTCAGTAACTTTACGAAGCATCAGAACCCCCATGGCTCTGAGAAAGACAGCGACCTACCTGACGTTAACGGTTATCTGACTGTTAACGAACGGAAAAATAAGCTCATCGTTAAGGGCTCTAGCCGCAAGATTCACGTTCGAGAACTGAGCAATACCGTTACTGCATCGTTGGAGCCGGTTAGTCCACCGTTACTTAACGCCCTGATTCCTGATTCCGGATTCCTGATTCCTGAAAAAGATCTAAACCACTCTCACAGCGCGGACGACAAATTCTCGTCTGCCGTGCCAAGGCAAAACCCAACTCCCGAGGATTCCTCGGTACTTGGGTCAGAGCAAGCACTGGAACCTGTTAACCCCTAGGCTCCGGTGGAGATGACCCTGGACTGGATGCCTGATGCCAATCTCTTGCAGACCTACTGCGTTCACTTCGGCGTATCAGCTGACCTGTTCACCAAGAGTGCTGTAGCCCCATTCACGGCTCACCATCAAACCGAAGGCGGACTAAACACCCAAGCTAAGTGGGTTTCCCAGCTGGTCAGGTGGGTGAAGTCAGACAGCGCCCGTACCAGCAACGTTCGTCAGTTTCCGGCCAAGCCTAGAGCCGAGGACGCCTACGACGACGAAGACACCACCTGGCTGAATCAGGAGTCCACCCAATGAATCAAGTTTCAGTAATCGCCACCGGCCTATGGGCCAAGGTGCAGACCGGGCAGTTCATCGCTGCCGGCGAAAGCGACAACATCCAGCCCGCTGCCGAGCTGTCCCAGGCCACGGCCAAGGTCATCAACGTTTTGTTCCGTGAGCTGCGTTCGATCTTCCCGGCGTGGAAACAGGCATGGCCGGATATGGTGACCTACAAAGCCGCCAAACAGCAGTGGATGCAGGGTTTTCTTGAGGCTGGTATTTGCAGTACTGAGCAACTGCGTTTTGGCCTGATGCGTGCGCGCCAGGCGCAAAAAGACTTTGTGCCGCACGTTGGTACGTTCATCGAATGGTGCACGCCCACAGCGGAAATGCTCGGCCTGCCAAGACTGTCTGCAGCCCATCGCGAGGCTTGCCGTAACGCGCATCCGTCGATGGCCGGTCAAGCAAAATGGTCCCATGACGCGGTGTGGCACACGGCCAAAGAATGCGGCTTCGAAAACCTTAACCGGCTGAGCCATGACCTGAGTATCAAGATGTTTGAGCGCAACTACACGATCACAGTGCGCCGCATTCTGGCGGGCCTGCCGCTGCAGAAAATGCCGCTAGCTTTGCCACCACGCACCATTGAGCGCAGCGCCCCCGAAGTCGGAAACAAAGCTTTGGAAACGCTACGAGCTATGAGAGCAGGAGGATTTGCTCATGAATGAATTACGTCAACAACAGCTTCTCGCTGGTCAGTCTTCAATCGCCCAGAAGGTCTTCGGCTTCGTGCCTATTCAAGATAGCTGGAGCACGCATGAGATTCGCGGGGCCGCCATGGCTGCCAGTGCAACGACTGCTGCGGACCATGCAATACGCCGAGCCCTGGGCGAACTCAAGGACGCGGGCCTTATTCGCGAACCTGTAGGCGGAAAGTTTCAGCGTGATGCAGCCACCCTAAAACCCAAGACTGAGAAAGCCATGATCCAGCCAGCAAAACAAACTGTTGTATCGATCAAGAAACCTGAAGGCGCCTTGGATGTTCTGGCGGCGCTGTCGGGCGAAGTGGTGAGTCTTTCTGATGAGTTCAGCAAGCGTATGAAGGCGTTGGCGGGACGCATAGAAGAGGTGGCGCTATCAGTTGAGGCTGAGCGCGAAAGTAATGCATTGACCATCACAAAGGCCAAACGACTACAGGAAGCCCTGAAGGAGTTCGCATAGTGAGCGCCTTGGAAAAGCAGGTGTCGGGCGATCACTACAAATCACTGAAAATTCAGCCCATTGAATTCATTCACGCCAACGGCATTCCGTTTGCCGAGGGCAACGTTATCAAGTACGTGACGCGGTGGCGTGACAAGGGCGGGCTGGCTGATCTGGAGAAGGCCAAGCACTTTCTAGAGATCCTGATTGAGCTAGAGCGCAAGGTGGCCACCGAATGAGTCACTCAGCCACGGAAAAGCGTTCACCGAACACCCACATCAAAACCCTGACCGTGAAGCTGTCGGACGCGGAGATTGGGCGCAATGCCAAACTTGAGCATGTGCGCGACCTGCGCGATGCCGGTCACCCGGCGTTGCACTTCCGTTTCGCCAAGAACCGCACGCGCGGCTCCTGGTACTTGGTCAGCAAGCGCCGCTGGCATCGCATCGGGGCCTTTCCGGCCTTGAGCGCCAAGCAGGTGTTGGCTGAGCTGCCGGTCGTGCGCCTGCGTGTGTCGGCTGATGCGGGCTCGACCATTTCCCAGTGGGCCACCACGGGCGAGCTGCTGAGCTGGTATGCCGGTCGCATGGCTCTAGACCGCAATCTGTCGGCCAAGCGCAAGACCACCGGCGCTTCGGCGATGAAGTGCCACTTGTTGCCGCGTTTGGGCGGACTGCCGCTGACCGAGGTCAACAAGGCCACCCTCGACAACCTGTTCATGTGGCCGCTGCAGGAAACCCTCTCCATCGATTACGTGCGCTTGGCGTTCCAGTTGCTGGCCTCGGCATTCCGTCAGGCGTTAACGCTGGGTTTGCTCTCGTCCAATCCAATGACAGGCATCAAGTTCAGCGACTTCTCCAAGGCCAAGCGCGGCATTAAGCCCTCCCGGCTGCGCGGCGTGCAGTTGCAGGATCTGCTGAGCGAGCTGGCTCCGGTCATGACGAATGAACCCGCTGACGCCATGCTGGCCCTGATGATGCTGTGTCACGGGACGCGGATCGGGGAGACACGGCAAGCGCGCTGGTCGCATATCAGCCTGGCCGAACGCGAGTGGTTCATTCCAGCAGAGCACACCAAGACCAGCGTGGAGCATCACCTGCCGCTGACCGACGAGGTGCGCGCGCTGTTGATCCAGTACCGCGAAACCCAAACCGCCCGCGGCTATGACGGCCTGTACCTGTTCCCGGCTCGCAATGGCAAGGCGTTGAGCGAAGGGCAGGCCAGTGCTGTATTCGCTCGACTTGGCAAGGGTGAGTGGACCAGTCACGACTTGCGCAAGGTGGCTCGCACCGGTTGGGCAGACCTTGGAGTTGATCACCTGATTGGTGAGCTGCTGATCAATCACGCGATGGGCCACAGCGTGAAGGTGTACATCCAGTCAGACGTGATGAGTCGCAAGCGTGATGCCCTAGAGAAGTGGCATGCCCATCTAGACCAGAAGGGTTTCAGCCTGATTCACGGGCAGACAGGCGTTAGATTCGGAGAATCCGGTAATTCACTGGAAGCCCCGAACGGCGTGGCGTGCAGCGCTATTCAGAAAACAACCACAGTAGAGGATTAAAATCGATGGCTAGAATAATGAAATTCACTGATCGAACCGTCGAAGACTTACTTGAACACTGGGGTCGTTGGGTGGTGCTGGGCTCTGGTGTGTCTTGCTGTGCGTCCAGGGAGAACGATCTGCACTCGCCAATGATCACGGATGACGACGCCTTGATGATCGATCGTCTAGTAGGGCGTCTGATCCAGCGTTATAAAGAATGTGGCGATGTGATCATGAAGTACTACACCTCTAGAGATAAGGCATTAGTCGATGTGGGTAAGAAACTTGGTTATGGCGAAGAGAAGACGCGGCAACTGTGGAAAGCAGGTGTAGCTTGGATCGACGGGGCTCTAGATGTGCGCCGTCAAGTTGCTTGACAGGCCCGGTCTCTATCTGTAGCTTTCTCGTTACTTTGCGGTTTTTCCGCGAGCAAAGCCCAACTCTGAGTTGGGCTTTGTTATTTGGAGGCTTCCTAGGCGAGCTAATGAACAGGCTGAATAAGATATGGAAGTCTGAGTTTAGGAAGCGAATGCTACATGCAGAGCATTGTGAGCGTTGCGATAGAAATTGGCTTATTCATAAGTCTATTGGTTTAGAACAGTTTACTAAGTTTGCTGAAGTCGCGATAAGCGACGGCGTTTATTTTCAAGTTGTGGACTTCGCTGATAATCAACGACTTACAGAAGAAGGCCCATGGTATGAGGGTGAAGATAGTATTGTACTGAGCAGCGCCCCTAGGTTTACGGGTAAGGAAACGCATTACGAAAGCTTAGCTGGTTCCCATAAAGATATTTTTATGGAAGAAAGCGGCTCGCTCGTCGTGCACTATACCTATCGCCAAGGATCGATTCAGGTGTTCTTGTCGCCTCCTCGTGCTCAAGGAGCTTATGTCAAAAAGCCTGATGTGTTGATCTGGTCGAGTTACAATACTGATTGTTTAACCCGAGATTACTACGATAGCTTAATAGCCAGGTTTCTTGTTTTTTGGCGAGTAGAAAGCTCGCTCGAAGCATCCACAGTTATAGATCGGTGGAGGGTGCGCTGGTGGAAATACATGGACATTCGGAACAGACGAAACCTTTTGAATACAAGTAATAAGTTTCTGAACGGATGGGAGTTATCTACAGCTGCTGCGTTTATCGCAGTCTTTAGTCTTATCGTGGCTATATTGTCAGCCTGATAGGATATTGCCTTCGTTTAATTAACTTTCTGAATTGATAAGCCGCGGCATTTGCCGGGGCTTTTTCGTTTTCGGCCCCGCCACACCCATCG